CCGGGACCAATCTTGGTTGGCTGTCCAACACGCTTAACAACACGGATGGGAGGCAGTGTTTCAAATGCCGTCCTGTCGCGCAGAGAATCGTGCTGTGCTTTGATTTCATCCTGATCGGTAGAGACCACCTCTGGGACTCCTCGCGAGTCTGCTACAGCCCTTTTTGTGCGTTCCAGACGGAACTCAACGAAGGGATATTCGCCATGTGCGTAGTCCAGAAGCTCATGGATGGCGTACTGAGGAATGTCAGCCTTGCTTGCTGCCATCGTGGGGCAGAAAACAGTGTAGTAGATGCAGGGTTTACCGTCGTCCAGCGACCTGGTGTACGCATAAACCACCTCGATCAGGTTCTTCCGGTCAATCTCCCGGTAAGCCAGCGATGTTGAGGCTGTTTCAAAGCCAATCAGGTTGTCTGTGCTGTAGGAATTGCCAGACTTAACAGCATTCTCAACCCACTCAGCATCCCAGCCAGCCGTTTCAATCTTCTCACGCAGTTCAACCTCGGTGTGCCAGCAGCGCCGGAAGATTACACGAGCAGATTGGAGGTCAATCGTCTCGGGAGGGAAGGCAATCTCATCCCAAGGCTTTAGTGCCAGCACTAATGGCAGGTTTTTGGACACATACTCCTGCTCATATGAGCCAGAGCCGGTCTCACGAAGGTCACGAACCAGTTCTTTTGCGTCATCCAACTCCAAATCAGGGATGATCCCCTGAAAAATGGTGGCAGCTTGGTCTTCAGCCTCTGGATTGGCCACAAGATCTGGCAACTGAGCAAGCAAACTACCCGGCTCAACACGCTGGAGATTCATTGTCATCTCCTCAAACGTGAATTTCTGCTTACGAAGACCTAACCGCTGCTCCCAGCCAGTGAACATCACCACCCAGCCGTACTGAGTGGCGTACTGAGCAGCCAATTCGGCTTCACGCAGCAGTTCTCGTTGCAACTTGTTGTCCCTAACCCACTTAAGCAGCGTTGTAGCTGCGCCAGAAATGGGCAAATCACTCATCTCAGTGGCTGATCCACGGATGTCTGCCCTAGAAAAGGTGGCTAAAAGCAGTGCTGAAAGCTCGTTACAGACAGAATCAGCCAACCTGCACCGAACATCACTCGCACCTTCAAACGGGAAAGCCGGGTTACCATTGTCTCGATACTGTGAATGTTTCTTCCCGTCATCAGTCTGTCCTGACCACCTAGCAAATCGAACGTCATCCAGCCCATTCACACGGGCACCATCCAGTCCAGTCCAACAAGCCCTGCGCCATTCGTCCAATAGGACGTTAATGTCAGGCTCGTCAGCGAACATTGCTAGTTGGTCAACACTCTCTTCTTTCATTCAAAATCCTTTCAACATCTAAAGACAGGTATCTTCTATGCCCACCGGGCGTAGTCACAAAGGGCAACACGCCATCCCTAACCAATTTTAGCAGGGTTGGACGTGAAATACCCAAAGTCTTACAAGCCAGCTTAGGGCTGAGTAGCCAAGGATCTATGTCCTCTTCAGCTTCGCAATGGTCAATAGCTTCCATGCTTGACTGTAATCATATTGGCGAATCCACCAGACCGTTGGTAGGTCGGTCCCATTACGCAGATATACCCCAAGCAGTCGATAGGATCTTTGGAAGCACCCTTTTGCCCATCTACCCCGGTCCACTCCCTCAAAGAGTAAATCAGGTTGGAACACCTCTCAGACACAAAGAGTCGCGGTGTATTTTCAGCACTGATCTCTTCAGCCTTATTAAAGGAAAGTAGGTCATTGATTAACAAGACCCGTTCATCGACCAAAACACCCACTGAAGGGACGAAGGTGAGTCCAGATTCATCCAGCAGGTCTAGGAGCGTAATACCGCCCTCCTTGGAGGCTGTAGGTGTACCCGCGGCACGGGGGTCAATGTACCTCTCTTCAATCTCCTCGTCACCCTCCAAGTCAGTAATCAACTGACAGTAGTCAGCTACACCCCGGCCAGCCCCTGCCCGTTGAGCGGGACCGGGCTTACCATCTGGGCGTTCTGAAGGTAGAGACCATTCTCCGTAAGTGTCATCCGGCCATTCCCGGTAAATGTATAGTTTTCCATCCGGGGTTGCTCTTGCCCACAGCATGAACCAGTTTCTCGCTCCAGCTGGGTCCACAACCATGAAGTTCGTTCCCTCGGTTGGAACTTTATCGTGCGGAATGACGGAATGCTCATTGAAGTTAGGGAACTGGCTTCCAGCAGTTGTTTCAGCCCAACCGTATGCACGAATCTTGACGTCATAACTACTCCTTCCTTTTAGGGTTCTCTCCATCGTCTCGAAAGACGAGAAGGGGTTCATCTTTGTGTGATACCAAACAATACCAGCCCTGCCGGCACGGGCATCTGCCTTGAAAGGCATATGGCCCATCGGCACCCCGGCTACGTTCTGCCCTGGCAACAAGTCTGACTTGAGCCAACTGGTAAACCTACAGCCAGCCACATACTCCTTCACCACTTGGGTGTACCCAGTAATCGGGGTGAACGTGATCAGCAACTTGCCCTGACGGGTCACCAGACGATACCTAAGCGTCTCCAGCCAGTCTTGAGGTACAAGCTCATCACACCAGATCAAATCCGGTTCACCACCCTCAATGACCTGCTTGTCCTGAGCATAGTTCAGGAACCAAACCTGATTGGTATCGTACACCCCAGTGTTGTCAGAAAACCCGTTCTTCTGACTGTACGAAAGGTTCGTATACTTGCTCTTCCTAGCGTTCCTAAGCTCCTTTGGAAGGTACTTGTAGACCACATTCTGCTGGAATGCGATGGACGACTGGTTGGTTGTATGTAGGCACCATATCTTCAATCCCCGCCTATGGCACCTGTCCTTCATCCACTGAGGCCAAGGCACTTCTCCCCTCTCGTAACCAACCAACATCTGGGCAACACGGCGAGCTGCCCACTCAGTCTTACCACTACGGTTACCGCCCAGAACCAACACCTCGTCTCGGTCATTCAGAACCTCGTCAGCAGCCTTCCAGTGGTCCGGTTCATGGGCATACCGAAAAGGGTCATCCAGTTCAGCAGCTACCCGGACATCCCGGTTGGTTAACCTCCTGCCAATCTCGTCAGCACCCAGCTTCGTAACAGCTTTCCTTAACCACTCCTCAGTAGGAGTCTCGATGATCGGATGCGGGATACACTTGTGGGCAAGAACCTTTTCTAAGGTCCAGCCAAGTGGATTCTCTACCTGCTGCTCTTCCATCACAGGTGCAGGTTTGCGTGGGTAATCAAGGTAGAAACAGTCAGATCAAACTGGAAGTACATCTCATCCTCAGTCACAGCCGAGGTGAACAGCGGCAAGGAACCGTAGTCTTCCAACTCAATCCTCACCTCCAAAGCATCATCCCGCGCAATCTCCATGTCATCCTCATCAAACTCCAACCCACGCATCAAAGACTCATGGGTAACCTTGGCCAAGTTGAGGTGATCCACCTCCTGCAAGAAGGCAATCATCCACTCCAACAGCATCGCACCCTGCGGGGTAATGTCACCCTGAAGCTCGTACTCCAACAAAGCAAGGTTGGGAAACTTCTGTTCAAGTAGATCAGCAATTCTCATTCGTCTCATGCTCATAAAGGTCTCCATGCCATCCACTTGCTATCTACAACCCGAAACACTACACGCTCACCAGTACGCACACTCTCGGGCCGTATAACCCCAAGAAAAGCCTCACCAGCATCATCCTGAAAATACCTAAGCCTCTGGTTCACCAGCCGAATACCCAAGGCAACACCCTCACGAAAAGGAGGCTCTCCAACAACAACAACCTCATGCAACTCAGCCTCACTGACACGCAGCTTACCCAAGACAATTCTAAGCATTTCTACCGAAACATGAGTAGAATCAGCTAGAAATGGAAACCACCTGACAAGCGTGCCAGTGCTGATCCCAAGCGATTCACTCAGGCCAAGTAGACTCAGCCCAGAAACAGGCTGAACAGCCAGTAAATCACAAGAATCGGTATCGAGAACACCAGCGTAACCAGAACAACCAGCGACACCAAGTAATGCAGGGTCGCTCCCGTTACATAAATCAGATCCAAGATGCTTTTCATAAGCAACAACACTGGCATGGCCAGAAACAACAGCACAAGCTGAATCGATAGGACACACCACACGACCACACACAACCTCACAACGGGCATCCTCGGGGCATAAAGGGGCATCACACGGTACACACTGCTCACCAGAGGGCTTTTGGGGCAAAAATTGTGAGGGGGGGGAGGCAACGATATTTTCTTCCGCATCCCGACCGCCGACCCCCGCCCCCCCTACATGCTTCACCTCGCCTTCAGCCGGGGCACCTTCCTTGCCGGCCCTTTTCCCTCGTGGTTTACCCTTCGGCCAACCCCTCTTTTTTAACCTAACCTTTTGCCTTTTCATTTAGTGAAATGTTCATTTTTTGCGGCTTCGGTTTAATATGACGTGTATTGTCGGATGTTATGGAAACCGGACAATCAAACATCAATCACGTCCCCAGATAGGGCAGATCGGGCGTCATTTGAGGATAAAACGTGGCGATGTTCGACAACCTGAGTGCTCTGGCCGGAGAGGGCGAGGAATTTGTCAATGGCTACCCCCACCGTGATGGCTAACGCCCCTGCTGGTATCTCCTCAATCCGCTTGTCTATCTGCTCAATTCCTTTGGCCGCTATGTTGAGCAACTTTGCCGGGAGTCTGCTTTGGTAGTACGCGGCGGCAAACCGTGGATTGTCGGA